CTGGAATAGATTCCCCCAAAAACGACTCAAAGAGCCACGAAAATGACTGAGAAGGTCATAGAAGGTCAGCAACCAACCCAAGAAGGCTTAGAAAGGCTGCAAACGGTTTTGGGTAGGGACACAGATCGTGAAAACGCCCTGTTTGGCGTTCAAACCCCCCGAATCCACACGCCGCTCAACGATTTACCTTCACGCGGGCATGAATTGGTTGATTTAGCCAGCAGTCTGAAGATTGAATTGCTTGAATGGCAAAAATTTGCGTTAATTCACACGCACAAGGTCAAGCCCGACGGACGGTGGGCGTCACCAGTCAACACAATCGTGGTTGCTCGTCAAAACGGCAAATCGTTTTTGCAGTTGATCAGAATTCTTGGCGGGCTTTTCCTATGGGACGAAACCTTGCAGATCGGGTCGGCGCACCGTTTGTCCACGTCGCTGGAACAATTCAGGGCAATGGTTCAAATGATCGAAGCCAATGAATCGTTGGCAAAACAGGTCAAGAAGATTCGCTGGCAACATGGCGGTGAGGAAATCGAGACATTGACGGGAAACCGCTTCATTGTGCGTGCAGGTGGTTCAGCTGCTCGCGGTGTTTCCCGACCTTCAACAATTCACCTGGACGAATTGCGCGAAATGACTGACATTGAAAGTTTTGCGTCGCTTCGCTATACCCTTATGGCAGCGGCAAATCCCATGGTCATGGCGTACACAAACGCAGGCGATTCCAGTTCCATTGTGCTGAACCAATTTCGCGATCGTGCGCTTGCAAGCATTGGCGGCGTCGAAGATGACATTGGGTATTTTGAATGGTCAGCACCAACCGACGAAATCAGCGTTGAAAACGCACGGCACTCAAATCCGTCAATGGGAACGCTGATTCATGCAGACAACATAAAATCGGTGCTGAACGACCCTGCTGACGTAGTTATGACCGAGGTACTTTGTAGGTGGGTCGTGGCAATAAATAGTGCCGTAGATTCGGCTAGTTGGGGCAATTGCCTGGACAAAACAGTTGACCTAGACCCCGACAAATTGACTTGGTTGGCAATTGACCTTTCACCTGATCGTAGGCACGCCAGTTTATGCGGCGCTCAGAAAATTGGTGGGGAAAAGTTTGTGGTCAAATTGCTGCACACGTGGGCGAATGACTTGCAATTGGACGATAAGGCGATTGCAAACGAATTGGCAGACTATGCGCGGAAGTATCCAACCGAATACGTTTTGTATAGCAGAAAAACAAGCGGGGCAGTAGCCGCCCGCCTTGCACCCGCTGGAATTCCCGTATTTGACATGGACAACGCTTATCCGCAGGCATGCGACGAATTGTTGTCGGCAATCAACAGCGGTCGTTTAAAACACCGCGGTCAAAGTCAATTATCGGAAGAAGTGTTGGCAGCGGTGCAATTACGACGTGGCGACGGTGGTTGGGTAATTGGTCGTAGGGCTTCCCAGTCGGTTGTTTGCGGGGCAGTCGCATTAGCCCTAGTGACACACTTTGCGACACGCCCAGAGAATGATCTTGACATCATGGTTGGCTGAACGTATAAGCCTGACACAATTCGGGCATGGCATTTACTGATCTATTTTCGCGCAAGGCTTCCACTGCCGTTCCAGTGGAAGCAACACGCGTTGACGCAGCTGCTATCGCGCCTTACTTCACCGAACAAAGTCAACTTTTCTTTTCAGGTGTAACAAGCGCAATTCGATCTGAAGCAATGACCATTCCAACGGTTGCACGTGCTTTAGGAATTATCCAAACAATTGCGTCATTGCCAATGTACACACGCAATGAAGCAACGGGCGAAAAAATAACGCAACCACGTGTAATCAACCAACCTGACCCAAGAATTCCAGGAACAACATTTTGGTCATGGATTATTTCAGATTTATTCTTTTTCCCAAGTGCTTATGCCTATGTTATGGAACGTTATGCAGACACTGGCAGAATTCGTGCAATGGAACGTGTCGCACCTGAGCGCGTAACAATTCAAACAAACGGTGTTGGAACAGAAATTGTTTCGTATTCAATTGACGGTTCATACGTTGACCCTTCAAATTTAGTCGTGTTCGCTGGCGCGCAAGAAGGTTTGCTTAATCGCGCAGGTCGCACAATTCGCGCAGCCGCTGCATTGGAACGTGCTGCATTAGATTTTGCAGCTGACCCAATTCCACAAATGGTTTTGAAATCAAATGGAACGTCATTGCCAGCCGATCGCGTTTCGAAGTTATTGGGTGCAATTCGTAATCGTGCAAAAAAATCAGTCATTTATTTAAATGCTGACGTTGATCTTTCAACAATTGGTTATGACCCAAAAAATTTGCAATTAAATGAAGCGAGAAATTACCTGGCACTTGAATTATCCCGGGCTGCGGGTCTGCCTGCGTATTTTACTGATTCGCAGCAATCCAGTTTTACTTATTCAAACGCCTTAGACAAAAGGCGCGACCTTGTTGATTTTGCGTTCAGAAATTACATGTCAATAATTGAACAACGCTTATCTTTTGCTGATTTTACACCAGCGGGCAATCGTGTTTCGTTTGACCTAGATGATTTCTTGCGTGGCAATCCTTACGAGCGCGCACAGGTTTATGAAATTTTAAATCGAATCGGCGCAATGTCGGTTGACGAGATACGCGAAGAAGAGGACATGCTGCTATGAAAAAAGTGATCACACCAATGCAAATCACGGCGACTGATTCAAACCGCCGCACAATCACGGGTCGAATTGTGACGTTTGAAGAAACTGGCAACGCCTCAATTGGCAAAGTGCAATTTGCAGCTGGTTCAATTGAACCGACACCAGTTTTGCTCAATCTTGAACATGACCGCACACGCAGAATTGGGTCAACACTTTCAATGACTTCAGATGAATCAGGAATTGAAGCCGTTTTTAAGATAGTTGAAACAACTGCTGGCAATGACAGTTTGGTTGAAGCAAGCACTGGCATGCGCGACGGATTTAGTGTTGAAGTTGCATTTAATGATTACGAAACACTTAAAGACGGAACAGTCAGAATTTTGTCAGGTGAATTGACTGGTGTTGCATTGACCAGCGAACCTGCTATTCGATCAGCACGCGTCGAATCAGTCGCGGCAACAACTGCTGGAGAAAACGAAGTTTCAGATTCGACAATCGAACCTGAAGAAACACCAACAACAGAAGGAGACGAAGTGGACAACACCGTCACACAAGCGGAAGCCGTTGAGACGGTAGAAGCCGCAGAAACAATCACTGCGTCAGCGCGACCAAAGGTGGGCGGCTTTACAACAAAGCCACGCATTGAAGTAACCGCTGCAAAGTACCTAGAAAACACAATTCGTTCGTCAATGGGCGACCTTGACGCACGCGATTATGTACATGCTGCCAACAATGGCGCAACAACAACTGACAATGCTGGACTTGTGCCAACACGTCAATTGACTGAAATCATCAACGGTCTTGGCAACACAATCCGTCCAAGCATTGACGCGATCTCTCGCGGCACATTGCCTGACGCGGGAATGACATTTGAAATTCCACGCATTGACGCAATGCCAACAGTTGCAGTAACTGCTGAAACCGCTGCGTTTTCAAATACTGACCAGGAGAGCAGTTTCTTATCTGTCCCAGTGGTCAAGTTTGCGGGACAGCAAAAATTCAGCGTGGAACTTTTAGAACGTTCTTCACCATTATTCTTTGACGAACTATTGCGCAACATGGTTGCTGCACTAGCAAAGGCGCAAAACGCTTATGTCAACGGAATTCTTGTTGCAAACGCTGCAATTGACGGAACAACACTTTCAGCATTGCCAACAGCAGCTGAATTGCTCGCTTACGTTTCACGCGGTGCTGCAAGTGTTTATTCAAACACGCAGGGCTTTGCGCGCAACATCATCATGGGTTCAAGCCAGTGGGCAAACACAATGGCACTGAATGACAACGGTCGCCCAATTTACATTGCTTCACAACCACAAAATGCTGGTGGTGCGCTACGTCCTGATTCACTTCGTGGAAACGTTGCGGGTCTTGACCTTTATGCTGATTTCTCAGCACCTGGTGGTTCAGATGATGGTTCAATGATTATCGTCAATCCTGAGTCATACACATGGTACGAATCAAGCAATTTCCAGTTGCGTTCAGAATCAACAGCAGACGGTTCAATCACCGTGGGCTTGTATTCTTTTGGTGCAACTGCGATCAAACTTGCGAACGGTGCGTTCCGCAACAATAAGTAAAAAATAGACATGCGGCGGGTTCTCCCGATCTCGCCGCAGCCGATTGAAAGGAAACGGACATGCCAGCCATTGTCACAGCAAGTCAATTGCGTACGGTGCTTGGCGTGTCCGTTTCACTTTATTCTGACGCTTATCTTGACGAAATAATCAACACCGCTGAAGCCGTTATTTTGCCCATGCTTGTTGCAAACACTTCAGCAATTGAATCGTACAAACTCACATCAAACGTTGTTTACTTTTACACCCAACGCAATCATCATTTTGTTGCAGGTCAATCAGTCATTGTGACTGGTTTGCCAGCACCTTTCACCGCAACCCATACAGTCGTCGACGTAACGCCTTATTCTTTCACCGCTGCATTGACTTCATCAAATGTCACATTGCGCGAGATCATTCCAATGGGAACGGCAACACTTCAGGGTTATTCCGCAGCTGATTTATACGCAACCAGCGCACCAATCGAATCAGCCGTTCTTGCAGTAAGCGTCGAAGTATTCCAATCCCGCGTTGCAGCAGGCGGACAAATTGAAGGCGTAGATTTTGCCAGCACGCCTTATCGCATGGGAAGAAGTTTGACCAACAGGGTGTCCACATTGCTTCAGCCGTTTTTGGACGTCGAAACGGTTGTGCAGTAATGCCAGCCAATGCCGTCTCCGATACCCGCGCAGCACTAGCAACCGCCTTCAGCGGTCTAGCGGCAACCTGCTATGCGTCGGTTCCCGAATCCCCAATTCCACCAGCAATAGTGATCGTCCCAGGATCACCTTATTTTGAGGTGGTTTTAATTGGTAAATCAAAGACACAGGTCAAGATAAATTTTGCAATCACTGCAATTGTTGCTTCAAATAGCAATGCTGGTTC